CCGCCCGATCCTTAACAACTCCAGCGCCGGCCAAGCAGTCTATGAACCGTTCATGGGATCGGGCACCACGCTGATCGCGGCTGAGACCACCGGGCGCATTTGCTACGGGGTAGAGCTGAACCCGGTTTACGTCGATGTCGCTATCGAGCGCTGGCAAGCCTTCACCGGCGAGGAGGCAGTTCTGACAGACAGTGGCGAAACCTTCTCGGGCCTCAAGTCCAAGCGGCTGGCGGCGTGATGCAGTCGCGGTGCCAATCGCTGATCGAGGCGATCACCAATGTCGTGGTCGGTTATGCGCTGGCCGTCATCACTCAGATCATAGTGTTCCCATGGTTTGGGCTGCAGGTCAGTCTCAGCGACAACCTAGCGATCGGTGCGCTGTTTGTGATGATCTCCTTGCTGCGCAGCTATGCGCTGCGCCGGCTGTTCGAGCGCTGGCGATGATGGGCGGACTCAGGCCGCGTCCAATTTGTAAACAGTGCCGCGCTCGTGGTGTTTCTCAGACGTGATTGGCAGGCCAAGCTTCTTCTTGAGCGCACCAGAGATTGCACCTCTCGCCGTATGCGCTTGCCAAGATGTCGCCTTAACGATCTCGGCGATGGAGGCACCTTCCGGTCGCTGCAGCATCTCAATCAAGAGCGCTTGCTTGGTGCCTTGCCGGATAGAGACCAGCTTAGGGCCTTCACTTGCGTCTGCGGCCACTTCCGTAGATTTGGCCGCTGGCCGAGCCTTGCGGATATTGCTGACCGTGCTCGCGACAACCGGATCAATGCCGATGGCATCAAGTCCAGCCTCAGTTGCAATCAAGGTCGTGCCATGGCCATCACCGGTCTCACGCCAGAGTGGCTCATTGCGGCGCAGGTTGGCATCAACCTCTTCAAGCCAGCCGCGCTCGATCATCTTGGAAACGGTCATCTTGGCCGCAGCGCCAGCAAGCCCGTCGGGCAGCGGCATCGCCAAGTTGCCAGGGCGGGATGCGGCGCGCGTGAGGATAATGGTTTGCGTGTCGGTAATCTTCGGCATCGATGCCTCCATATTTTTAGTGTTGCTCTGTGCCGTTATTCGGCGGTGTCCATCGCGGCAAAAATTGCAAAATGCTGCACCCAACCGGTGAGGTATGGCAGTCCCGCAGGGATGCCGTCTTTCCGCTGGGTCTGCGCACTGATCGTCCAGGCCTGCCATTTCTGGATCGTCTTAATGATCGCGGCTTCATTGTTCGTGGTGCGGCCTTGCAACGCGTCAATCAAATCATCGGCAAAATGCCGACCCATTGAGCTGTCCAAGAAATCCCTGATGCCGCGCATCTCATCCTCGGTACCAGCGCCTGTCGCCAAACCGATAAAGGCGCAGGCCACCGTCCAGATTTGATCTGTCGGACGATCCCGTAAGGCGCAGGCAGTCATCTGTCCGTAGAACCCGTAGGTCTCGTTTTGGCTGGGAAGAACCAACTCGCTCATTGCTCTGCCTCCGCTTCCGCCCAAGCTCCATCGTGCCAGACATACAGGTAGCCAAAGGCGCGGGTTGGTCGTGGCAAGACCACTGGCGCCCGCGGCGGATCGAAACAGTCCAGCGCCTCGGTACTAACTTGCCGGATTTCTCGGGCGGCCAGGATGTCCTCGGGCATCCACGTGGCTAGCGCGGGAAGCATGTGCGCCGGGTACCCGTCGTAATGAATGTAAACGTGGGCCCATTCTTCGGGTCCGGTCTGGATGGCGATCTGTGCGCAGGTGCTCATCTTGCCCTCCCTCAAATGAGTTGCAGGCAGGCCAGCAGGGTGCTGGCAGCGGCAAGCTGGGTCGTGGGTAGTTCGATCTTGATGTGGGAGATCACATCGGAGGCCTCGGCAATGATGCCGCCGTCGCGCAGAGCAGCCTCGATGGCCTCTGCAACCGCGTCGGGCCGCGAGCGGTCAAAATGATTGGGTAAGGTATCGTGGTCGATGCGGAGGGTGCTGATCGCTTTCATGGCAAGGTCCTCACTTCTGCTGAGCAATCAGCGCGAGGAGGACCGCCGCCATGCCGCCCAGGTATTCACCGCGGCGGAACACGATCTCGTCAATGTGGCCGGCGTTGTCGATCGCGGGGTCAACCGCGAGATCGTCTGCCATGTGCAGCATCAGGCGTTTAGCTTCGGCGTTGTAGCGGGTGGCTAGGGTCATTTGTGTTTCTCCAATCAGGAAATTTGCTTGATGTGAGAATCGCTCGACACCGAAGTGTAATCAACTCAAATAGAAATATTTTTCTGTTTATTTTCAATGTTTTGAGGTTAATTCAACCGCCATGGAAGGTCTATCTGAACGCGCCTATGCCGAGCATGCCGGGATCTCCCGCGGCGCGGTCCAAAAGGCGCGCAAAAATGGGCGGCTGGTGCTCTTTGCAGACGGATCCATCAACGCTGCAGCCTCGGATGTACGGCGTGGTTCAGCGACCGATCCGGATCAAAAGATACGGTCAAGGGGCGGGCTTGGTGCAACTGGTGACGGCTCAGCAGCCTCAGGCCCCGGCGACAGCACGTCTTATATCAAAGCGCGCACCGCGCTCACCGTCTATCAGGCGCAGGAGCGTCAGCTCTCGATCCAGAAGAAGAAGGGCGTACTGGTGGATCGGGCGCGCGCCGAGACGCTGGTGTTTCGGCTTGCACGGCAGGAGCGCGATACTTGGATCACCTGGCCCACCCGCGTATCCGCCCTGATGGCCGCACAATTATCCGCAGAGATGGAGAAATATGCGGGGATGCCCGTAACGATCGAGGCTGCGATCCTGCAAAGGGTGCTGGAAACCCATGTCCGAGAGCAGCTCAACGCCCTGGCAAACCTCAGGGTCTCGCTTGAATGACGAAGATCGTGACACTGATCTAACCGAGGGCCTTGATCTCGACTTTGACGGCGCCGAGGATATCCTGCGTGTCTGGCAGCGTGGCATACGGCCTGATCCGGATCTGACAGTGTCGCAATGGGCGGATGCGCATCGCAAGTTGTCATCGCGCGCGAGCGCCGAACCCGGTCAGTACCGTACATCGCGGACACCATACCTACGCGCAATCATGGATGCGCTGTCGCCAAACCATCCCGCGCAGCGGATCAGCTTTATGAAAGCCGCCCAGGTCGGGGCGACAGAAGCCGGCAACAACTGGATCGGCTTCGTGATCCATCACGCGCCCGGCCCCATGCTCGCCGTGCTGCCCACCGTCGAGATGGCCAAACGGACATCGCGCGGCCGGATTGATCCACTGATTGAGGACAGCCCTGCGCTAAAAGAACGGGTGCAGCCTGCGCGGTCACGCGATGCTGGGAACTCAATGCTGTCCAAGGAATTTCCCGGCGGCATCTTGGTGCTTACCGGTGCCAATAGTGCCACTGGCCTAAGGTCTATGCCCGCACGCTATGTGTTTCTTGACGAGGTCGATGCTTATCCGGCTTCAGCTGACGAGGAAGGCGATCCGGTCAGTTTGGCCGAAGCGCGCACCACGACCTTTGCACATAGGCGTAAGGTGTTCATGGTATCGACGCCAACGATCCGAGGGCTAAGCCGGATAGAGCGCGAGTTTGAAGCCAGCGATCAGCGGCGGTATTTTGTGCCCTGCCCGCATTGCGGCCAGATGCAATGGCTGCAGTTCGAGCGCCTGCGCTGGGCGAAGGGACGGCCCGAAACGGCGGCCTATGCCTGCGAGGGTTGCGAGCGGCCCATTGCCGAGCACCACAAGACGCAGATGCTTGAGCGGGGTGAGTGGCGGGCGACCGCGACCAGTGCTGATCCCAATGCGATTGGGTTCCATCTGTCGGCGCTCTATTCGCCGATCGGCTGGAAAAGCTGGGAGCAGATCGCACGCGACTGGCTGGCGGCCCAAGGCTCAGACGAGATGCTGCGCGCGGCGCGCAACACCCTGCTCGGCGAGACATGGGTTGAAAGTGGCGAAGCCCCAGAATGGCAGCGTCTCGCGGATCAGCGTAAAGCCTTTGCGGCGCAGGTCCCAATTGGCGGCCTGTTCCTGACCGCAGGTGCGGACGTCCAGAAAGACCGCATCGAGGTGGA